GGGGGTATTTGCCCTAAACCATAGGGATACTCACGTACCCCGCAAGTTTTAGAAAGCCTTGTTTACGAAAAAGCCTGACTTCCTTGATATTCCGGGGCAGAGAGTGGGTGTATCGGGGGTTAGTCCCCATTTACTCCCCACTTTGACGCTTTTATTCTATCTGCGAATAAGGCGTCTATTCCTCGTCGGTGTACATGCTCGGGTCCGTATTGAAATACGCAAGGATGGTGGTGATGATGGGGGTTACGGCTCCAGTCACAACAGCGGCCTGTTCGTTCGTCCAGATGCCGAAGACGACCAGCACCGCAGACAGTGCAGGAGCCAGCGCGTACAGTGATTTTCGAAACGCTGCCGCCTGCGATTCAGACATCTTACGCATGGTCTTCAATCTCCTTACCGAGCTCATCAACTGCAACCTGCAGCTTCTCCCAGGACGCACGCAGAGCAGAGACCTCTGCCTTATTCAGCGGGGCGGGGACATTCTCAACGCCGCGCTCAATCTTGCCCTCCTTGATCGCGTTCACGCGGTCAATAAGGCGGTCGAGCTGGTCGTACCAGCGGCCGGGGCACGCGGTATTGAAATATTCCTTGTGACCGTTGATGAAGAAGCTCTTGCCGTAGTAGGTCTCCAAATCAGCGATTACCTGGGCGACGGTCTCGAAGTCTTCGTTGCTCATCTCGGGTCGGCACTCGATGCCAATCGAGCGCTGGTTTGCCGCCCAGTTGCCTGCATGCCAGGCGATGTCCTTAAATTCGACGAGCTGGGCGCAGCGGCCTGACTCCACCACAAGGTGGGCGGAGGTGCCGGGGCCGCCGACGAAGAAATTACACACGTCCTCGAAGCGCTGACCGTCGTTGCCCCAATGATGGATAACGATGGTGTCAATGTCGTTGATAGTGCGATTCGCCGAGGTGAACGAAGTCGCATCGTACTTAGTGATGTCCTCATACTTCATATGAGTCTCCTTCTTAAATGTTGAAGCCCCCACGTGGGGGGCTAATCTTCCTTCTTCATAGCGCGGGCAAAAGATGAGCCACCCAGTGTTTCGATGGCGGTAATCCTGTCCTCGCTGGCATCATGGCGCTTGCGCGCATGCCGCATCTCATCCCGCAGCCCGCCAATATCTCGCCGAAAATCGGCGTGCTCGGCGCGAGATGCAGTAAAGTCCTCGGCGATGGTATCCAAGCGTTTCACCACGTTCTGCAGGGTGGTATTCGTATCGCCCTGCATCTGTGTCAGCGCTTCGCTCACCTGCTCCACCTGCTCAAGAACCTTATCCAGGTCATCGCGCAGGTTCGTCTCATGGCTATTGTTGGTCTGTTCCTTGATGGAGCGCACCTTGGAGTTCAGACGCTCCCATTGCGGGGCACCCCACTTAAGCCAGACAATCAGCAGGGAGAAGAGCACGGCTCCGACTGAGACGACGACTTGGATGATGCCGTCCAGCACCGGGTGCCCAATGCGGGGAATCTCTGGCACTATACCCTCGCTTACTCTCCCGCGGCGATGGTTTCTGCTGCGTTCGGCGCCTTGAAGAGAACCCCAATGGCGTGCATGATGTACTCATCCGTCACGCGGGCCGGGTCCGCACCAGGGGAAGCGAGCGCAGCACGCTTGGCATTCAGCTCGGCCTGCGCCTCATCCAGTGCAGCCACAGCCTTGGCATGCTCAGCAACGGCGTAGGCGTGTTCGTCTGCGATGGTCTGGGTGGAGCCTGCCCCGGCGGGCAGGGAGACGAGCAGTCCGATGTTTGCCTCGACGGAGTACTGGGCGTTGGGGATGCGCTGGCGCTGGGCGGCCTGGGTGGCGCGCTTGAGCAGGTCGGCGTCCTGGGATGCTGCGAGTTCTTGTGCGATGGTAGCCATGTCTGGTTACCGTCCTTTCTAAGTGAATAAATTTTTTAGGCGGGGGCGCCCGGCAGGTAGTTCGGGAACGGGTCGGTGGCGGGGTAGATGAGCAGCCCGCACCGCAGGTTGGTTCGGTTTCCGGGGGAAAGGTCGAGGTTTCCGCGGCGCCAGGTGATACGATTCCCGTCCGCCATTGAGTGGAGTATGAGGATGCCTCGGGATTCTCCATCGTCTGTGACCACGGGGGCTAGTACAGGCTGGTTGGATTGCCAACCGGGCGGGGTGGTCAGGGTAAGACGAATCTTTGCGCCTACGTCCTGATAGAGGCCCTCTGTGATGTCGGGGCGGTTGTGGACGGTGATGGTGTCCCAGTTGCCGCCGCGGGCAGCGATGATGCACCAGTCTCCGATGCGGCGGTAGAAGAGGGCTCCGGCGGCGAGGGCGGGTGATTCGACGCGGCGCCAGCCGGTATCGCGCGGGGCTGCCCCTGATGCGAGGCGTTGCACAAGTGCGGCTGCTTCCGCGTCCAGCCCGCCAGGGTCACCCTTGGGGCCGGGTTCACCACGCTCACCACGGTCACCCTTGGGGCCGGGTTCACCACGCTCACCACGGTCACCCTTCACCGGCACCGGCGCAGGAATCGTGCTCTCCGCGCCAGCGGGGGCGACCGTCGCCAAATCCAGTGTCTCCCCCGCGCGAACATAAATACACGGGTACGGTAGCGACGCGGCGCACCCCGCGACATCCCGTAGCTGTGCCTCCACACGGTACCCCCACTCAGACGGCACCGCCCCCGGGCTCGGAGCCATCAGGCGCACTCCCTGGTTCCCGCCGCGCGGCGCGTCCCAGAGCACCCCGTCACGCAGCCAACCAGTCACCGGCGCAGGAACAAACACGCGTTTGGTCCCAGCATCCGCAACCCGCGTAGTCGGGGTAAACACCACACGCCCCTGCACCGGCACACCATCCGTCTCACCACCCGGCGAGCGCTGGTGCGTCACGAACTTCGCTGTCACCATCCCATAGGCTGGCACGAAGCCAGACTCTGCAAGCTGGTCACTCACACCCATGCTAGTTTCCTCCTGTCATCGCTTGGATCTTCAACCTTGCAGCAGTGATTGTCTCCGCCGGTGCCCCCGCAGACTGGAGCACGGCGAGGTTCTGCCGCTGAATATCAACCTGGGTGAGGTAATCGTCCAGCTCACCCTTCGCCCATACAATCTGCAATCTCCACAGCCATGCGGCAGGCAGCCGGTCGTACGGGTTTGCTGTCCTGGAACGCGCTCCGTTCTTTATCTCCCAGATTGTGTCGTCCGTCAGGTAAAGGATGCCCACGTTCAGGGTGTCCGCCAGGCGTAGCACCTGCACCGCCTGTTCAAACCCCGTGATGTCGTGGATGCAGTGCCAGAACATCTGCCTCGGCTGCCCTTTATAGTGCTCCTGCACCAAGTACTTATCGGTCAGATACAGGGATGCTTCGTTCTCGAAGGTCATCATGTGCCAGCCCGTACCGACCATTCCAGCAGTGGTGTTCGCACCGGGGTTCACGATCGTGGGCATCCACGGGTACAGGGCATTGAACCTGTCGGCGATGCGGTGGTGGAATTCTTCCTTGCCTGCCTGGTCACCCCAACCGTTATACGCCTCGTCCCAGAAGATGCCGTCTACGTCGTACCAGTCGATGTACTTGCGAACCTCGTCAAACAGGGTCTCCAGGTCGCGCGGCTGCCCAATCGATGCACCCGTCCGCACGTAGCCGTAGATTTTCTGCCCATATTCGCCCCTGTTGAGCTTGAGCTGGTTTGTGAAATCTTTGTACTGCGGGGAACCGGGGCCTTCTCCAGGGCCAGACGCGGGGTTGATGATGAGGAACGGGCAGACTTCGGCGGCTTGCGCCATAGTATGCCAATTCTGCTCCGCGACAGGCTTCCAGTAGTCGGGGTAAAAATAGGTGGGCGGCACAATCGAGCGCATCCGTGCCCGGTAGGAGCGCTTCGCATCCAAAATGCGCTGCTGCTTGTCTACATAGTCGCGGACCTCGGACATGTCCAGGATAGGACGTACCGTAGGTGCCGGCGGGGCAACATGCCCTCCGTCATCACTGCCGGGCTTGTCCGGGCGCGGTACCGGCGCGGGAGCGGGTGCTTCGACCGGCACGGACGCCCAGGAGGGCCGCGCGTAGGTATGCGTCGTGACGGTCTCCCCTGCCTGGACGAGCAGCGGCACGTCCTGCAGCATCACAGTGCCGTCTCCGGCTTGGACGGTGAGGCGCTGCACGGGTTGCCCTTCCAGCATCACTCCATCCCCGTCTTTGAGGTAAGCGACCACGTCGTAGGACACCGCCCCCGATTCTGGCACCGACAGCTCAACCATGCCCGTCTCGGTGGCATCATCATAGAGTTGCTGCCCTGCCCCGAGCCACCCGGTCGTCTCGGCAGTGCCGGACTCGACGCCAGGGTGTGAGGGGATGAACGCAACGGCGCCGGTGGTACCGGGCGGGTACCCGGTCTTGCCGAAGTTCACCTCGATTTTAGAGCTCATCGCCTACCAGCTCACCCGGGTTTACAACTTCACTCACCACCGGCTCCGGATCAGGTGCCGGGGTGGGCTCGGGTGATTCTAGCCTGATGACACCGGCAAGAATCCGCTCATCCAGCAGCTCACGTCGCAGCTTCTCGTTTTCTTCCTGAAGGTACAAGGCTTTAGCCTGCCACTGCTCCAAAGTCACTTCGTTTCTCCTTATCGTTTGATGGGCAGGATGACGACATCCACCCACGCATCCCGGATGAGCTCATTCGTCACGTTGTGCACAATCACCTCAACGTGGCTTCTGGAACTTGAGTAGACGTTCGACACAATCGGCCAGATCGAGTTGCCGGCTTGCGTAACCACCACAGGGAGCTGCACCTGCTCACGGAACGTGATGCGCCTGCGAACTGAAGAGTGGCGCGGAATCTCCAGCGGCCCAACCGCGATGAAGATAGTCGTCTCGGACTGCTCAATGAGGGTGCGCAGGTACATGCCCTGGTTCATAATCATGCGCCCCTGCACGGTCACATCTCCGTCAGGGAGCACCACGAGTCCCTTCACATCGGCGGGGTTCGTACCCGAGGGCTGCACACCGAGGGTGAGCGCGCCCTGCGGGTTCATGCGGACCACACCCGAGGGTGTAGCGGTATTGTTCGCGCCGGTGCGCATCTCGATGACCGAGTCTATACTCCCTGCTGGGCCGCGACCGGGGGTGGTGTAAATCGAGAGGCCGGGCTTGGATTTGTCGGAGGTATGGAATGTGCCGCGGAACTCGTTCTCCATGCCATTGGCGTCAATCTTTACAGTCTGTTCACCCAAGTGGTTGTATGCGGTGATGCCGGACGAGTTGATTTTCAGGCCGCGCCGCTCCGCCTCCGTCGTCTGGAGTAGACCGCTCGTTACGAGTTTCGCCGCGACCTTCGAAGTCACCAGCCCCTCGATAATCGTGGCCCGGTTCAAAATCGCGTCCTCGGTCACCACTAGATTCTTCGTCTCCGCACTCATCGCGCGCACCACCTGCGCCGCCAACTCCTGCGTCACGTTCAAACGCCGCACATCGATACTGCCGGGCACAATCATGTCCCGCCCAATCCACGGCTCCGACAAACCCTTAAGCCCCGCCACCGCCTTTTTGGTGATGGCGTCTTTACTGGTCTGCTGCTCCACCGCCTGAATACGGGACTCCGCCTCGACCAGACCATGCTCGGCCTTCTGAAGGGTTTGCCGCGCCTGCGCTACGACCTTGCCTGCCTCGGACAGGCGCTCATCGAAGTTCGCGAGCGTGTCTCCGTCCCAGCGGCGCGCCGAACCGGTGGAATCCAGGTACAGGGTCGCTTCGTTCTGACGCGCGATTTTAATACCGTGCGGCGTGGACGCGGGCGTACGCGCCCTGATGAGCTGCGCACGTAGCGTGTCCACCGCCTGCGCGGGCGTGGGGCGCTGGTCAATATAATCAACCACCGGTTGCCTCCCTTGTCTTTTTATTGCCAGGATGCTTCTTGGAAATCCAGCGTCACCAACCCGGCGAGGGTACCGGTCATCTTGATGATGCGCATCTGCCGCGTCCCATCTGGCACCGATAACCAACCTGCCAGGGTTACGGTGGCGGTATCGCCCACAAACCACGACCCGAGCGGTGCGCCGAGCCTGTCGGTGCCCATCTCGATGGTGACCTGGTCAATCATCTTTGCCCGCGCAGCCAAAGCGCCCTCAGCTTTCTGCTTCAGCACGAACGTGTCAGCCTGGTCTGCATCGGTGATGATGCCCTCCACAAACGGCGCACGGTCGCGCCACACCTGAGTAAGGTTCTCCGCCCAGGCGATGGCGGTTCCTTCGCCTTCTCCTGCACCGGTGCACCAGATACGGTGCGTGATGTCCTTACCCGTGGAGGTAACCTTCACTTCGATGTCGGTTGCTGAGTTTGCGGTTGTATCGAAGTCCGGCGTGAACTTCTGCGCGATGAACGGGTATTCCTCAACCCCGTGCATGAACACCCACTCAATATGAGTGTGCGCCTCACTCTTCCAGCGGGGGCGCAGCATAATATCGGGGCCGTTGATAACCGCCGACAGCTCGCTCCAGCGCTTGCCGATGAGGTTGTTCGCGACGTTCCACCGCTCATAGGTACGTTCCCTGGTCTGTGCCCCGAGCCCACCCTGCACACCGTGCACCACCGGCAGTCCGCCACCGGGACGGTTCATGCCGTGAACAGCAAGAGCCCAGGCAATCTCGCCCAGGCTCATGGTCTTGTATGTGAGGGTGTCCCAGATGGTGCGCCGCTCGAACAGTTCACGCACACCCGCGCACTTGAGTTCCAGGTTTGTGCCGGTTTCGGTGCCCCAATCGATGATGGGGCCGGCAATAAGCGGGTACTCGGTGCCGTCCTGCCCGGTGTGGGTGAGGAGCACGCCGCCTGTGAGCGGCTCATAGGTTGTGCGTTGGTGCCCTGCCAGGCTCCGCTTCGGGATCGTGAAGGTTAGCTCCTCGACCTTATTTAGGCTGATTGCCCAGGAGCATGCGGTCACGTCTTGGATGGGGGAACCGACCGCACCGGTCACCGTATCCAGCCAGTACAGCCTGAATCCCACAGCTACTCCTTTGCCACGCCCATGTCGATTACCCGCAGAACATCCGAGGGGTACTTCGCTCCGAAGCCCTCATAGCGGGTGGTCCATTTCTCCCAGCCCCACACGCGCAGGCTCACGGTGTAGTGGATTGTGTGCGAGCCCTTCGGCAGCACTACCACGTCCGAATAATCGACGGTGTCCCATACATTGGTGAAGACTCGTTCGCGACGTAGCACCAACTTGTTGTCAATGTAAATGTCGTAGTTCACGCTGCCACGGTCGGACGGGGAGCTGGAAGCTGCGGAGGTGGAGAGTGTCCCCTTCGCAACGTTGGCGGCGACGCTTGAGATGGACGAGGTGAGTCGAATATCGAGGGCACGGTCAGTGGGTAGGAAGAACATGCCCTTGCCGCGAGTGATCACGCCGTCCGTCTTGTCGTGTACCGTATCTGTCTCGGTCTTGTGCGAGAACAGCACACCGAGGGTGCCGCCGATTGGGCGGGCGAACGTCACGTTGGCGGTCTCGGGTGCTGCATTCGTGCCAGTCATGCCCGCTTTAATTTCGCGCTTGGATATCACCACCGCATTGTCCGGCACCTGGGTGCCGACCGCGACTCGCGCGCTAATGGATCCGTTCACGGGCTGGGTCTGCTGCTCCACGTAAACGTAGTCGGTGCGAGCGCCGGTCGCCGGCGCTGGACGCGTGGTGATGGTCTGCCCGACCACCGGCACCAGCACCGCGCGGCTCGGCGCGATATGTACCACGACTGCGCCCGGGGCGATGACGTATTCCATGCTGGAGCGGGTGCTCACCGTGCAGCCGGAGATAATGCCCGGCTCGGGGTACTGTGCCGCGAGCACTGCCTGCAGGTCGTCAGGGGTGGTTCCGTTCCCCTGCGCGTCCGGTGCCATTCCAAAACCAACACTCATATGTTCTCTCCTAAATGTATGTTGAACGTGCGGTTACATCGACCCAACCGGTCGCAGGAGCGAGCGCCTGCACAACCGGCACGAACCCGGCACGCGGCGGGATTTTATGCCACTCGCGCGACACCAGCTCACTTGTCCTGTCCACGCCACTAATCAGCAACCTGCCTCGGGCGCAATCGATTGTGACTGGCGCGGTTGCCAATACCGCGTACGGGTACTCGATAACCCGGTTCTCGGCAGTGATGCGGAACCCGCTAGACCAATCCCCACGCACTGTGTAGATCGGGTAGGCATCCACGTTGCCCTCGTTTACAATCGAGGTTGTCATCGGGGCCTGCGAGCCAAACGAGAGCACGCCGCGTGTGGGTTGCTCGGGGTAGAAAAGCGGGAATCGCAAACCAACCCCCGCACCGGCCGGGTAAAGCTGATAGGTGCGCGGCACCCCGTACAGCCACGGCTCGGGTGCAAAAAGTGGCACCTCAAATAGAAAGGCGGAGTCCCCAAGGAACTCTACCTTCACGTCCCCATCCAGCCGGACCTCTCCCGTTAGGTCGAGTGTGTCCGTGGCGACCCGGAGCGTGCCGAGGTGTCCATCCCACAGCAGGGATGAAACGAACCGGTCGGCAAGCTCGCGTACCTGTACTCCTGTGTTCGCCACAGCGCTGCCTTTGAGCGTGAGTGTGCGGCCGGTACGGCGTGCCGGGGCGTGAACCATGCCGTGCCCGAGTTTGCGCTGCGCATCATCAGATTCAACCCCAACGCCGCCAACCCAGCCTGCCAGGTCGGTTACCCACACTTCCAAGTCTCCTGCCGGCTCTTCAAAGGTTGTGAGTACCAGGGATCCGTGCGCCCCGGTCAGCTCCACGCGGAGCCCGTCCTTACCTATCACAGCAGCGCTCCTTCCAAACCGCTAAGCTGGTGCGACAGAGCCTCACCAACACGCCGACCGAATCGCTCGGGAGCCATTTCCTCACCAGCGTTCACATGTACATGCAATGCCCCACCAGCAGCAGGGGCCGCCGCAGCGGCACGCGCCGAAGCACGCCCCACACCAGCGGTAACTCCACCGATATTGAACCCGCCACTGACAGCGCCGGGGGTGAGCGCCATCGAGAGAGAACCCATCCCATCCTGTGCGGCCTCAACAGCAGCGTCCGTCATCGACCGCACCGCATCCACAGCCATGTCGGCTGTCTTGTCGATACCGGCGGCGATACCTGCGGGAATCCACACGCCCACCTGGTCACGCATGACGCGGGACGGTGAGTGGATGCCCAGGGCCGACTTCACGAAGTCAGGCAGTGCGTTGACTACACTGCGGGCGGCGTCCATCACCGCGCCGGCGGCGTTACGAATGCCCGCGGCGATGCCTCCCACGATGTCACGACCGATAGAGATCATCTGGCCAGGGATGCCACGCACCACACCGAGGATGTCCGATCCCATCGAGCGGAAGAACCCTACCACGGTGTTGATGCCGGCAGCCACGCCGTTCTTGATGCCCTCCCAGATGGTTGAGACGATTCGTCCGATACCGTTCCAGGCGGCATCCCAGATGCTGCGAATCAGGTTCACAGCGTTCGTGATGATGGAGCTGACGATATTGATCGCACCAACGACGATACCCTTGATGACTTCCCAGACACCGGAGAGAATCTGCTTGATGCCCTCCCATGCGGCAGACCAATCACCCTTGATGATTGCTGTCACCGTCTTGATGATGCCCACGACGATATTGAGTGCACCCTGGACAATCGGGACGATTGCCTGCACCACGGTCGTGACCACATTCAGGACTGCCTGAATTGCGGGCACTAGAATGTCAATCAGCGTTGTGATGAGAGGGACGATTGCCTGCACCACGGAGGCAAATACAGGAATCAGCGAGGTCACCAGGACAACCACGACTCCCGCAACGGCGCCTACGATTGCCGCAAGCACCGGAAGAAGGCCCTGGATTGCAGGCATGAGCGCGGCAAGGACCTGAGTACCTAAATCCACGACAGCCGCCACAATCTGCCCGAACACCGGCACCAACTGGAGCAACATCTCGCCCAGCTGCCGGAAAATATCCATGATCTGCGGGAGCATCGCCATGACCGCAGCCCCCAACTGAGCGAGCGCAGGAACAAGCTGATTCATCAGCTGCTCCCCCACCGGAGCGAGCGCCTGCATAATCTGGGTGCCGAACTGGACAATCATCGGGAGCAGCGGTGCAAGATGCTGACCAATCTGTCCGAGTGATTCCATCAGCGCTGCACCCATCTGCCCCAGAATCGGTAGCAGAGCCTGGATAGCGCTGCCGATTAGAGGAATGAGGCGCTCAATTACCGGCTGGATAGCTTGGACGACCTGGGTGAATAGCTGGGTCGCCATGACTGCGAACCGCTGCAGGGCGGGAATGATGAGTTGGAGCGCCGGCTGAAGCGATTGAATGAGCTTCTCACCCAGCTGCCCGATAAGGGGCAGAATCGTGTTCAGCGCGGGCTGGATAGCCTGCATCAACGATTCCCACGCGGCGCGCCCAGTCTCCGTCTGAGTAAAGAAGTAGGCGAGCGCACCTGCTACGATGCCGATAGCACCGATCAAAGAGGTAAAGGGATTAGCCTTCATCAGACCAAATGCTTTGGAGAGATTGCCTGCGATGTTTGCGGCGGCGGTGTTGAAGGCGGTTTGTGTTACAGTTGCTGCGCGGACTGCAACCTCGTAGACGGAGGCGGCGGTTGCACCCAGCTGGTAGTTCCTTCCGAGTTCTGCGATTTCTCGGGCGGAGCCTGCTCCGCTGGTTAGCATTTTGAATCCTTCGGCTACGCCCATAACGGTGTCTTTGGCCGACGAAATGGCGCCCATAGCGGTGTTGTAGGAGTCGATGGCGCTCTTTCCCAGCCCGATTGCGGTTGTCACGCCTTTGTATGCGGTGACGGCGGTCCCGAGTGCGAGGACGAGCCTACCGACTCCCTGCTGATGGTTCTCGATGAACTGGGAGAGCTGGAAGAGGCCAGTTGAGAGTAGACGGATAGAAGACTCGAGGATATCGAATGCACTCGTTGCTACGTTTGCGCCGTCCCCTGCTCCGCTGAAGCTGGGGAGTACGGATTTGAACGCAACCGCCAGGGAGCCCACCACTCGGATAATATTCAGTGCAACCGAGACGAAGGAATGCAGCAGAGGAGGTAAGACGGTCCCAAGGAATGCCCCTACCTTCTGGGCTACACCGACAATGCCCGCGCCTTGGGTCTGGAACGCGGAGGCAAACCGGGCAATCTCTTCACGGATAATCTCGAAGGTGACCGTGAAGCTCTTACCATCGCCCATGGTGGATTTGAAGCCCGCAGCAAAGGCGCTAATGGCTTCTCCAGCCTTGGTGATACCCGCCCCAATCTGTTCGCCGATAACCTTACCGAATGCTTCGACCGGCTTCATCCACCCCTGGAATGCCAGGAAGAATTTGGTGAGCGCCGGATATATGCCGGTAAGGATGTTTGCACCGAAGCGACCGAGCGCGGCCTGTGCGTTGGCGAACGCACCGGGGAGGGTATTACCCATTTCAGTTGCCACGGTACCGGCGGCGTCGGTCATTGCTTTCTCGAATTGTTCGAAGTTGATTTTGCCGTCAGAGGCCATCTTGAAGACTTCTTCTGCCGTCACGCCAAGCTGCTTGCCCAGCGCTTGGTAGATCGGGATTCCTCGGTCTGCGACCTGTGCGAGGACGTCGTTCTGCGCTTTGCCGACACTCGCAACCTTGTTGTAGATTGCGCCCATTTCCTCCATGGTGGAGCCTGACGCCGCAGCCGAATTCGAGACGGACTTCAGGACTGCCTCCAAGCGTTCGCCAGGCTGAATACCGGCCGCGACCGCGCCGGCTGCAGCGGTCGCCGCAGCGTCCAGACCGAACGCCGTGCCTTTCACAGACGCCGAGGCGTTCTGCATGATGACCGACACCGCGTCAGCATCGTTGCCCAAACCTCGAAGCTTCGCCTGCGCCACATCAATAGCCTTCAGACGGTTAAAACCCTTCGCAAACGCGGTACCAAAAACCGAGCCAATGCTGATACCGCCGATAGCCTTCGCCACCAGTGGAGCAACGGAAGATGAGAAGATACGCCCAAACGCGGAGGACGCTTTAGTGCCGGCCTGCGAACCTGCACGGTCGCCAGCATCACCAATCTCAGACACAATCTGTGCGCCCGCGCCCTTGGTCGAGGCGAGCACAGTCACGTACGCCTTCGCAAGCTCATACCCGCCAGCCATATCATCACTTCCTCTATCCGGTTATTTGATTGTTTCCTGCCCCACTACGACACCACCGCCGGCTCGCCGCTGCGCCAGCCAGTACTTCGCTTCGTCCAGGCTCATACTGCCCGAACCGACACGCACACCAGCGCCCTGCACACCGGGGCGAGGCAGAGGCTTCGGCTTGTTTCTACCCTTCTGCCCGTCTGCACTGCGCTGCCAGTTCGCCTCCACTAGCCGGTCAAACACCCCGGCAATCAGCTGGGCTTCCAGCCCCCAACCTTGCGCATAATGCCGCATGGTCGCCGAATCTGGTGGCAGGTTCACGACCATCGCCGCCACCAACTGTGCCCCGTACTCCGCGGCAAGGGCGGCGTACGGGGCATGGTAGTAGCGGATGAGGTCAATCTCCACAAGCTCGCGGTTCTCCCGCAAGAGAGCCGCGAGCTTTAGGAGTTTGGGTTCAAAGCGTTCATCATGTCGGTAAAGAACCCGGTGAACAAGGTCATGGGCACACGCCCGGTCTCAGGATCGCGGAGCGTGTCGAACACATCCTTCTTCGCCTCGGCACCGAGCAAGGACTCCACCGCGGAGAACATACCCTTGGGGTTGCCTTCGTCAATCGCGAGAAGCTGCTCCATCAGCTCCGCATCATCCAGCGCAGCAGGGTCTACCTGCCAGGTCTTGCCGCGCAGCTTCACCTTCACGACCGGCGCACCACCTGCATCCTTCTTATCGCTGGTGCGGGTAAACGCGTAGTTCTTCTCCGACATGAGGGGTTTCCTTCCAAGTAAAACGTATAGGTAGGGTTTCGTTGGGGGAAGCGAGCGCGGCACACCCCCTTGGTGTGCGCGGCTTGTGGCTCCAGAAACCCTCAAAGGGAGCCAACCACCATACGCAACCGGGGGCATGCCGCAAATCTAAACCAGCCTATTAGAGCTTGGTGCCCAGGTGCTTGTACGCCTTCACACCCTGCGAGTCAGGGTACGCGGTGACGGTCACCTGGTAGCCGACAGCCTCGCCGTTCTTGTAGATCACCTCGCCACGCTCGGTTACCTGACCGTCGGGGATGACGATACGCAGAACCTTCTTGCCGTCCAGAACGTCCAGCACGAACGTCTGGTGCGGGGACTGTGCACCGGTCATTCGCACCAGCGACCCGTTCGCAGTGGTGTCCGCGTAGAACAGCTTGAGCACTTCCTCGTTCGTCTCAATGAGCGTGAACTGGAAAGTGACCTTGTGCGAGGTCTGGATGACACGCACCACGTCACCGTTCTGCCAAGCCTTGATTTCGCTGGTGTCAGAGTCGATGCTCTGAGTCACCCCGTCCTCGCTGATGTAGCCGAGGTCCTTCAGCTTCGCGTCCACCGCGGCGGTCGCGTTAGCAGGGGTTGCGGTGCCGATGGCACCAACATAAACGCCGCCAGTAACAGCGACACGCACATTATCAGCAACAAGCGCCATAACATGCTCCTTCCCGCCCCACAACAGGGGCTATAACAGGTCAATTTGCGTGTTCCGGTACGTCACCGTGAAGTTCATCCGGAATCGCGGAATCTTATCGTCGGGGTCTGGCATCCACACCACACCCCCCACAGGCTCCACACCGTAGACCAGCACGGGCTTTCCAATGCTTGCGAGGACCTCCTGGTTCACGATGCTACGCAGCGCGCCACGCAACTCCTCCGCCGCGTTGTATGCATCCTGCGCGGTGGAACCCCACACGTCGGCGATGAATGCTCGTTGCCCATGTGCCGGGGACCCCTCGGCACCACCCGAAGGGGTGAACACCGCGAACACACCGGCCGGGCGCGGGTTCGGCGGCTCTGCTACATACACCGGGGAACCCCACAAGCTTTTTGCCTCCTTGCGGAGCGCTGCGAACACATCTGGAGCATGCAAATAGTCAGAACCAATCTGCGGTGTCATCGGTTCCACCCGCCCACGGCTTTGGACAGGGCACCGTGCTTAGCTTCCGCCCGGATACCAGCGGCACCGGTTGGGTAGACACGCGCCGCTGCTGTTTTCGCGCCGACCTTTGCTGAGGATGCGAACCCGGCTCCGGCGCGAGCCTGAACCTTCGCCGCCTCCGTGTTCAGGGCGGCAAGCATCTCCGGGCTGGTGCGTAGACCATAGAACCCCGCCAGCGTCAGCTTCACCTTCGTCTTGCCCATGTTCGTCTGTCATCCTTCCACTCGTTTGAGATTGATTCGGTAACCCGCCTCGAACCCGAAAGGGCCGTGCGTGTAGTCTTCTGGCCAGCCGACGCACTCGTACAGCACCCCGTCCACGGTTACCCGGTCGCGGGGGCGGGTGAACCCGGTTGGGGAGTACAGGTCAAGGTCACGGCGAACCCCGGTAGCGGTATCCCGAATCTCAGAATCCGCGCCCGGTGAAGCCCACCCAAACACCTCCACCTGCACCGCAGCACCCCAACCTCGAGTAGGGGAACCCCAACTATCAGGTGTTTCTTCAGTCCATGCCGAGTGTGAAACCGTGAACCGGGGTTTGAGCCACCCCATGCCCTTCACCTCCCATCCCGCAACCGGGGGCAGGGAATAGGTCAATGGTGGTGGCGCGTTGCGACCCGACCCCGAGCAGCTTCTTCTCAGCCTTGGTCAAGTACAAATCCCCGTTTGGGTTTGCGAAGCTCACCTGTTGGTTAAAAGGCCCCGCTGTCTGCGTCAAAGATGACGCGCCCTCCACGAATGCACCTGCTGCCATGGCACGCTTGACCATCCGGCACGCCACAATCGTGATAGCTTCTACTGGCAGGTTGAACCAGCCGGGTGCTGCCGCACGGATGAGTACGCCCGCATCCTCAAGAAGGACACGAGCATGCTCTTCGGAGCCCGGCGGCATGTCCGGCCAGCGCGCCCGCAACGCCTCCACGGTGACCTCGGGAAAATCATCCATCATCACAGGCCACGCACCTCCAGCCCAGGTTAGAGGGTGTACTTCACGAAGTGGGCGTTGGACTCAATGAGCCAACCGAACTCTGCCTCGGCGCGAATCGCGACCAAGTTGTTCTCCCACAGAGAGACCAGCTGGTTACCGATAGTCACGGTAGACTCGGTGGACACATCGAAGTTGATGCCACCCACAGTGCCCCACAGTGCCTTCGAGAAGTCACCACCGATACCGACCACCGAACCGGCACCGGTACCGTTCGCCACGGTATCAGCGAACGAAGCAGGACGACCCAGCACGGTACCGGAACGCACAGCAGCAGTTGCCACGGTCGGCTCAGGCACGAACAGCGGGCGGCCATTAGCGTCCACCGAGGCATTAAACAGCGGCTCAGCAACGTCATCGAACACGAAGCCGTTGAGCTTCTTCTTGTCCTTCACCAGCAGATCCAGACCTGAGTTCAGGTCGGCAAAGATACCGCCCTTGTTCGCAGGAGAAGTACCAAGCTTCACAGCCTTGCTGGTGGAGGCAAGGTGACTGCCCACGCCGAACGGGTTCGAGGTGCCGTGAATAACGGCATCGTCAAACGCGCGAGCAAAAGACTCCGCAATCTCCTGACGCAGAACCTCCATATAGTTACCGGGGTTCGCACGGACGACCTCGGCGGAGACCACCGCGATGGCGGCAATCTTCTTCGGAGTCATGGTCTTCAGGCCCAGCCCCGCCTGGGTGGTGGGCTTCTTAGCGCCTTCTTCCACCCAGGAAGCGGTGGGCTTCGTAGTTGGTACGGGGATAGCCTCACCAGAGACAGAGAGAGGCACCTGACGTGCCAGAGACTGCACCACAGAGGCCTTCTGAACCTCTGCGAAGTATGCCTGCGCAATCTCGGGGCGGATAAACCCGGTGAAGTCGCTGGTCTTAGTAGCGGCGGTAATAGCCATAACTGTTCTTCCTTTCCTAGAAGAGGATTAGCTAGATGCCGAGGACGCCCTTGAGCTTGTCCAGTAGCGGGTCGCCATTGAGCGCAAGCCCCGCCCCTTCACCCTCGGTCTTGATGACGGTGCGGTTACCCGCCGCACCACCGGTAGCACCTCCGTGGAGCAGCTCAGACAGGAGCGCCGCGTGTTCGGTTAGCTCCTTCTGCGTCTCCCCGCGCAGGGCGGAAGCGGGAACACCGTACTCGGCGGCGGCGGCTTCACGCCATCCGCGCACCTTCTCCGCGTGCTCGAGCTCGGCTAGACGCCCTTCAGCTTCCTCGGCACGAGTGGTCAGCTCGTCCACGGTGGCAGCCTTCTCGCGCAGGTCGGCGTAGTCGGCAAACTTTGCACGTTCACGCTTGAGTCGCTCGGCGATAATGGCGTCAAGCTGGCGCTGCGAGGTGATGGTGCGGAACGCGGGTTCCTCCATGTGCTCGTGCTGCGCCGCCGCGACATCCGCGGGGGTTACCTGCGGCTGCTCGGAGGCTTCTGCCGTCTCGACTGTGGTGTTCTCACTCATAGGGTTGCTCCTTGCTTCGTTAAGCACCAACACCACCCGGTGCAGACGAAAACTCGTCTACACGGGTGGTGTTGTAAAAAATATGTTCTATATTCGGTTATGCCGCCCAAAACCCCGGACGGAAAGGGGAACTATGTTAAAAAGGCAGAAGCGCCAAATCGTATGGAGTGCCAGCATAAACATCCGGCAACTCACCATTAGCTACCTTCTCACGATACAAAAGGGTTACTTCGCTATCGTCGAATGGGAATTCCTTAGCTTCATACCTACGCTTAATCTCTGCCAGACACCACTCATATTCGGCACCGGGGCGCGCAGCCGGAGCATTAAAAAAACGCCCTTTCAACTCAGCTCGCTTCCACCCCTCCGGAGTATTTACATCAAACGTGGGCTTCGTAAAATCGAACGGAGCACGCCAATACTCAGGGTCTTCACGATAATCGTAAGCTCCTTCTGCGATCTCGCTACTCATGGGGTGTCTCCTGATAATATGCAAAAACCAGCGGGGAACCGTCAGGCATACGCCTGACCTTTAATATGTCAAGCATACCACCGCGTAATAACAGAACTTCTCGCTGCCCCCGATATTTCTCTGTGTGTTCCCACACCGGCGCGAGCCCAGACCCCGCAGGAACGTACACGTGCATCTGAACTCGTCCACTACTAGTTTTTACCCCACTAGGTTTATCAGCAGCAGCGATATACGGTCTGTGCTCTATGGATGAGCCTCGAAGCGAGGTTAGTTCCTCAATCTTGCCCACACCGAAAGTCTCTAATGGTGCCCATCGCGATACCGTAAACGGTTCCAAAGCCACAGACCGATCAATCGCGCTATCCAACTCGCGACGAAGCTTTTTCAGCTCACGAGTCCAGGGAATCTCACCCAGAATCGCCTTCTGCAGTCGCACATAATAGGGTGTCCCATCTGACTGTTTACCTTCTGCCCAGCGCTGCAACGCTTGGGTATCCTGCTTGGTATGATTTGCCGCCACGCGTGCAGCAACACCATCTCCAAGAGGGATAGTCTCACCATCCCATACCTGAGTCGCCGATTTACGGCCGTACACCTCGGGAAACATCACACCCATCCGCAACGCCACATCCCGATCAACAAAGCGTGTTCCAGGCTTCGACTCCGCACGCAACGCCGCGACAGCCGCATCATACCGAGCCTTATACACGCCAGGATCGTAACCCTCCACCGGGTTCTTGCCCTCAAACCCGGGCACCACCTGGCAATCGCACTTGTAATGGAACCGCATAAACAGACCAGCGCTCTTAGGGCTAGTGTAGACGAACCCGCGCGAAGCGAGCATCTCACACCAGGTGCAGGTGGAACCCACCGGCACACGCCCGAAACGCTTCGCCGCCGGATCTGCCACCGCAAGCTGCGTAATCTTCTCACGCCCGGCGTGCTTGATGAACTGGTCGAGTCGCTCGGATAACACCGCCAGTGCACGCTCCACATCCACGTTCGACTCTTCTAGCCACTGCGAAGCCCACCAGACAGCAGAGCTCAGCTTCCTGCGCTCCACCAGCGGCACCTCAACAGAAGGCAACCCAGCGGCCTCCCCCACAGCGAGCTCCCGCAGATACCGGTACCATTCCTCCCCCGAAGCTTCGGCCTGCACACGGTATCCGTCCACCAGTGAGATGAACATGCGGCGTGCTTCTTCACGCACCAGTTCCCACGGTGCACCCTGTTCAACAAGCTCCCTGATGCGTGCCTCAAACAGATCTGTAGCCTCCGCCACGATACCGTTCAAACCTTCGGCGAGGTACCTAATATCCTGCATATCCATACCGGGGGTACCTCGCTATCATTCAGTTATTCTTTTATTTCGAATTCACCCAGCGGTTGCTTCGCGAGCTTCTCCTGCCGCTGAGCTTGCTCAGCATCCTTGCGTTCCTTGTACTGCTTATAGAACCCAAGAGCCTGGACGCCTTCGGCACGGCGCTTATCACTCATGAGCCGCTCCGCTGTTGCCGCACTGTATCCGAGCTTCTCCAACACCACACCGGACTCCGCGAGCCACGGCATGACCTGCACCTGCTTCAGCACAGCATCTGCCGCAGCTGCATCCGATACATGCACCGTCGGTGCGAAGTGCGCCTGTACATTTGTTGCCTCCTGGGCGGTCTCCCACCCATACCGCAAAGCCACCGTCAGCACAGCAACCTGACGCAATGCAGACTGGAACCCCCTGATACAGCGCTCCGCCGCCAGCCGCAACGGGTCGCGCTGCGACTGAATCGCTGAATCACTCGAAGGGTTATCAGAGGGAAAACCAAGCTCATCCAACGGGATAGATGACTCCGCCGCCAGCAACGCCGCCCACTGTCGCAACTGCTCAGTATGCGGTTGCATCGACATCTGTGAGAACTGCTGAATCTGCGGTAGCTCACCGTTCTCATCCCGACTAATCGCGAGCATCTTCGACATGACCGCGTCCCACTTCGACGCTTCCAACGCCTCCGGGTCCGCGCCCAAAATAGCGCGCTGCGGCGTCGAGAAAAACTCCGCCGCAACCTCGGAACGCACAATCGTGCGCACCGCCGAATCCGTGAGCGACATGACCGCCCGCGTAATCCGCGAGCGCCCAAACGGGCGGCGCAGGTCAGCCCCCACCACCAGAGCGACCATCAAAGGACGCCCCACTGGGTTCGGCAGCACAACAGCGGTAGCCTCAGCACGCTCACCAGCCGCAGGGAACCCGAGCACCACCGTCTTATCCGGCAGGTACACGGTTACCTCGCGCACCGTCACGTCCCCAAACTCGTCCGTATCCGTACGAGTCACAGACAACCCGGCGGCGAGCGAGCGCTTGCGCTGATCCCACAGCCCAGTAGCCCAGTGAGCGCTACGCGGCAGCCAAAGAACCTCCGGCTCGCCCGCCTCAGTATCGCCCTGAGTGACCGTGATGAACGCGCACGAATTAATCAGAGCGGAGGATGCCGCCTGGGCGAACACCTCCTGAAAATCGTTCTGCGCCACCAACTCATTCAAACCAAACGGGTCGGTATTGCTCTCATGAGTCGAGATGAACTTCTCAAATCGGATACGGTCAGCAAGCACATCCACGGTCTTTGCAGGCCACCCGAGCACTGAATCGATATTCCGCAGCTGCGGAGGAATGGAGATGCCCAAATCTTTGAGCCCTACACGCTGGTCGTAATAGTTCTGTCGCACCCGGTTCCTGGCGCGCTTGGCCTGTAGCTGGTCTCGCATGAGCCGTAGCTGCGCCAACTCGGTGGGCGTAAAAATATCCCCACCATCGGCGGGGATAGGGAAGAAGTCACTCATACGCTAATCCTTTGTTTCCGTGCGGGGTTGCGTTTGGTTACGCGTGCGCCCCAGTAAGCCAGCGTGGCAGCTTCAAACATCGTGACGCTACCGCCTTCTGCAGCCTGCCAGCCGAAACCTCCTCGGTTGCCAATCTTTCGGCGGGTACAGGAGAGCACCTGCTGGGTTAGCTCTGGCTGGTTGCTGTGAGCGAGGTCCTTGCCGATGATTGCCTGCTCTACCGTTGCGTGAGCAACAATGACCTGGTCCAGTGATGGCTGCCAGATGAGCGTCTTGGATTTCACGCCTGCTTCACGGAGCGCGTTCGTAAGGTAGCCGATACCCGCCTTGCCGTCGATAACAATCTGGGCAGCGCGGGAGGCATGCGCGGCGAGGAAGTCTACGAGCCAGCCGGTGCCATTGGACAGAGGTTCAGATCGCAGGCCCTCGATGAAGATTGGGCCGCCAGTATCCGGGCGGCGAGCGACAGCGAGCGCAACCTCCATACCGTCAGGAGAGAATCGCACACCGAACACGGTGCGGCCCTCCTTGGGGGCTTCGCCCTCGCATGCGTGCCAAGCTTCAGGGGTGAAGGCTGACTGGGTTGCTGTGGCTTCGTCCCAGATTCCGAGCGCCTCACGCCTGAAAGAATCGGGAGTGAGGTTCTTTCGCATGCGCTCAATTGCGACAGCGCTGACTCGGGTCGGGTATGAGGGGTTTGCCTTAGCCCACTGCTTCTTATCGTCGGCCCGGGCTCCGGGGTCGGCTGCGCACTCGATATAGAGCTTGTCGCGGTCCCCAGCGAGCGACTCGGCACGGTGACGGGTGAACACCTCGCTCGGGTCGGTCGGCTTCGGTGGGGTGCCCATCATCAGAACCAAGCCGTTCGGGGCGGCGTTGGTCGCAGGGAGCATGTCGTCGAGCGCTTTCTCGGTGAGAATCTGTGCCTCGTCCAGCACAATGACGTCCACTTTTGCGAAGCCACGACCAAAGCCAGATTCGCGCGCACCGAAGAGAATTCGTGAACCATTCGCGAACTCTACGGCTTCCTGGCCGGCACCGCGGCGGACATGGGAGATAAACGGGGCAACCGCCGGGCGTGCCGCAATGCCCTGCATGGACTGAAAGGTTTCATTGTGGGTACGAGCGCGGTGCGCCGACCAGAGAACAAGCGTGTTCGGGGAGGCAATACAAGCGGCAAATATGAAGCCGGCAATCATGTGAGTCTTACCGACCTGTCGAGGCAGACTCAGCGCGGCACCACCCACGCCGGCGGCGTAGAACCCGTCCTTGCGCTTCGCGAAGATGAGCTTGCCGATATCAATCTGCCAGGGGTCGAGCGGGTAGCTCATCTTCATGAGCTGCCGAGCGATGGACGGCCAGCCGGTCGAGACGATTCCGCTAGGAACCTTCAGCTGTGCGGCGACCTCAGAGAGTGGACGGGTCGAAGGGGGCATCTTCTTCATAATGGTGCTCTCCTTCAATCTCTGCCCCGTACTGCTGCTCCAACTGCTCCAACTCTTCGATATCTTTATCGAGATCCTGGAATCGGCGTGCGAGCGCGGCGAGGTCACGGGCCAGCGTGTTCGGGTTGTCAATATGCGCGGCGAGCTTGCTGCGCAGGGCACGGAGCCTATCGAGGCGAGTGCCGGTTGCAGTGGCATGAGAAAGGGAGCCTTCCTCTTGGGTGGCTCCCTCGAAATCGATAGGTTCGAGCTGCTTAGGCTTGCCTTTGCTCAAGGTATCACTCCTTGTCGAACCGCATTTTGTGGAAAATCGCTGTGGATATATCGCTATCGCCGGAGGGCACGAACTCACCCTCCGGGGGAGGGGGTACCCCCCTGGTCCTGTTTGCTTCAGGTGGTTTGCCCCGGTTGATGATGTCCCCCGTATAGCGGTGAGAGGTTACTGGTTGGGGTGGATGGTTGGGGCTAAAGGATCAGCGTTGTTTTCGGTCGAATCGGTTCAGCGATTCTGATTGTCTTGCGAGCTTGAGAGCGTTTGCCTCCAAGCTTTCCGCCGAGCCTCTGGTTGCATTGGCGGCAGATGACGCGAGTATTCTCTACAACATCTTTGCCACCTTCAGCGTGAGCTGTCACGTGGTCAAGCTCAGGGCTATTCGGTTGCTTGCTCCGGTGCCAGTCATAGGCAACGAAACAAATCGGACAGCGCATGTCGCCGCGCTCAAAAGCTGCGGCGAGTTCCTGCTTTCGGAGGTTCTTCCAGCGGGCGGTTCCGGTGCGGCTAGTCGCCATTACGCTTCCTCCTTCTTCCACTATTCATTTGTAGCTTGCGGGCTGGTACCTGGTGGGGGAGGCTATATGCTTTCCCTCCTCCCCCACCAGAGGAAGAATCCGACACGATTGAACATGTCTCCCGCTTCATTACCACCCCCCCCTGCTAGGCAGAGGACACACCAGTGGTAAGCGGGATAGTCTAGCGTCATCATCCCCCCTTGTGCAACCACCCCCGTTACACACCAGAGGACAGCCTAACCAACGTCTCCTCCTCCTCATCGGCAGACAGCAGATTCCACAGGAAAGCACGCGGCCAAATCGCAGAGCAAGCAGAGCACTCGACGCGCTGAACCTGCTCCCCCTCAACGTCCCAGACAGCAACCAGACACGGCTTCTGTACCGTCGCCCCGAATTCATCTCGACAGATTCGGAGCTTCTGGTGGCAGACAGGGCACGCACGGTCTATTGGCGTGCGGCGGGTAGGTTGCAGATACTCCTGAATCTTTGACACCCACTCGCTCCACTCCTCGCCAATCCAAACCAGAACAGGAAGACTAGCATAAGCGATATGAGGCATGACGGCACGCATAGTGTCAGCTGGAGATTTCCCCGCCGGCACCCCAACAGCTGCCGCAGTCTCCGCAGCAGAACGACCCACCGCAGTCCACAAATCCAACGCCGCAACATCCAGCGGCGAGCGCGAGCCAGAGGACGACGAACCCGCCCCATGCTCCGCACCCTGCTCAGTGACAGCTTGCCGAAGCTGATCTAGCAACGCCATTTCCAGCGGAGCATCTTCGAGCGCCTCAGCTGATGCCCCCATATCCTCAGCTCGAACATGGGCAAAGGCCAAGACATTCAGGATGGCTCGCACCCGGCGGCGCATCTCAGCGACATCTTGCTCAGTCATTGACTCAGCTCCTTCACGATTGCGGTCCACATGTCTGGTCTCCACACTCCAGCGTCCTGGCCAGCCGAAGCGAGCGCGTCGAGCCACTGGACTTGTGCAGCTGAGACTCGCCCCTTCATCGCCTTCAATTCTCTGAAGATGGTTCGCCTCTTGATGGGATGGACGAGTACCAGGTCAGGAAATCCAGCCGGCGACCGGCGGGAGTCATGGGTGTGGTAGTGCATCCATCCCAGGCGGGTTGCCAGGGTGATGATTGCTGATTGGAATTGAGCTTCAGTCATGGTTCGTGCATTGAGCATCAAATAGTCTTGTGCTTTCACGCTTACCTCCTGGTTCGGCGGGGTCGAGCTCGGCGATGACGAGGGCGTTTCGATTCTGAAGTGGTTAGGTTCTTATCGGCTTTACCGTCCCGACCCGACCCGGCATATCCGAATCCGTCACCCTCCTGATTCAAATCGATTCGGAGTAATTGGGAGGAATTCGCCGCCTGAGTCCCAGCGGAAGGGTCAGTTACAGGGGCACTCTGCTCGCTACCGCGAGCGGTGCCCTGCCCGTTCCCGTCCCGACCCGACCCGGCGGATTCGAATCCGTCACCCTCCTGATTCAAATCACCTCCCAATTCCTCCCAATCCTGTGAGGGGTCTTGAGAGGTGGTTTTGGGTACGACGAAATGGCCGTTGGAGTCTCCCCCGGTATCCGGTGCACCGGATACCGGGGTTGGCTCTTCAACGACCTCTGCAGCGGATGCTTGCTCGTTGATGAGGGCAAGTTCGGCTGCATCGATTTGCGCAGAGAATTCGTCAATCATCTGCTGCGCACTGATGGTCGGCAAAGAGCTGTTGGTGTGCACCACAGGCAAGGGTTCATCAATAACCTGCGAACCATCACCATTACCAGTGCCCTGGTTCTGGATCTGACTCCGGGAGAACTCTCTTACCTGCGAGTCGGTCTGCGACTGCACCACAGGCAAGGGTTCATCAATAACCTGCGAACCATCACCATTACCAGTGCCCTGGTTCTGGATCTGACTCCGGGAGAACTCTCTTACCTGCGAG